CCCAAACCCTCTAGGACTACCACAAAATAAAGCGTGTCCTTTTGTGTCTGACAATGTAGGTCTAAGCACCTCATACCAAGTTTCTTTTGAGATATCTGCGAACTCATCCATTACCAAGCCGTGTAACCCCACACCCCTTAGTGAATTTTCGTTATCTGAACCCCTAAGTGTTATCTGGCTGTTATTCTTGAGTGTAATAGTTAAATCGCTGTGGTTTATGCTCTTTACCCATTTGTGTTGTATCATCTTTTCTTTTAGAACACCCCAACAAATAGCCTTTGCCTGTCTATAACTAGGTGCAACGTACCAGACTTTTTTATTAGGCTGACTTGCAAACTTAGCCAATTCGTTAATCGCTAAATATGTTTTACCAAATCTTCTGCCTGTAATCAGAACCCTAAATCGTGAGTCATCTTTTATTACTTTCTTTTGTGGTGCTGTAAGTGGCATTAATCAGCCGACCACACTAGCGGTTCATCTAATTCACTTGATTCTATCTTATCTTGCTGACCTAAAATATTCTTTCCTAAGAATATCTGCATGGTCACATTGCCCTTTTCCGCTGACTTCCATTGAAGTTGTCTAAGACGCATTTTCATCTCACTACGCCCTTTTGTCAGAAATTCCGAATAACTTTTCTCTAAAAGGTCTGGTGAACACCCAAAAAAGTCTGCCATTTCTATATTGGTACAACCGAATTTAGCTAGTTTTTGTAGCTGTTTTGTATCTATGTTATACTTCTTTGGTCGTGCCATCCTATTTATACCCCATAGTTAGGTGGTGTGGCACAGCTTCTCAAGGTTCAACCACTAATCATTGTACTACTACAACAAACAGTCCTTAACTATGTCGACTGATGCCACGAATAATATTTAACAATAAATTTTTTGTTTTTAAAGTTTTTTCTTATTTTCTTTTCTTTGTTTGTTGGCAAGTTTTTTCATTATCTCTACTGTTTTCTTTTTGAAAACCCTAGTATTCCTTTGACCTGTGTCTGGAACTATAGGCTTAAGTGCAAATATTTTTTCGAAATCTTTATCCATTATATCCATCCTATTGTTGGTGATTCAATATTACCTTTTGACCAAATGAACCATGCTAGTGCTAACATACCACCGCTATAAGGTTCACCATTCTTCATAAGTGCCTGTCTTTGACTGAATACCCATACTTTTTCTGGTGGGTAACTCCTAAAGAAGTTTCGCCTTGCTACACCTTCCAGAAAGCTTAGTTTGAGAAGTAAAGCCACTTTATACCTAGCTAGTTCTACAGCCTTTTCAGCAAACTCTAATGCGTTCTTAAATGGTGGGTTTGTAATGATGTTGTCGTGCTTCTGGGTTTCCATAAGAAAGTCTATGCGTGGTGTTCCATATCCTCTATCTACTAAGTCACTTGAAAACACATTGAAGCCATGTTTTATAAGAACTTTTGATATATGCCCTTGACCGCAACAGGGTTCATAAATGTCACCTCTAAAACTTGCAACCCTTAAAAGGCTTTCTGTTGACTCTTGTGGCGTTGCATAGAAATCATTTTTTTCCCTATTGTCACCAAACCCTATTATTTTCTGTGCTTTACTCATGGCAAATCCCAATAATAGTTTCTAACACTTCTACAGTTCTTTTTAGTAGAAATAGGGTCACGAATTTGGTTGATGGCTGTGGCTAATGCTAAACATTCCGCATGGTTATCAAAAACAAGGCGGTGAACTTCCACATTAGGGTTTTCAATGTCTGTGATAGTAATCAGATACATGGTAAAGGTTATGACCTCTAACATTATAACCATCCTCGCAAATCAAGATATTTTTCAGCCTGTTCTTTTGTAAACTCACCCTCTGCTATTGCTCTTTGAACGTCACCTGTATTGTGTCTGGCTGTAGAAACAACGTAACCTTTAACAGTTTTGTTATCCACACACTCTTTGAACTGCTTGAGTCTAAAAGAATACATATCAACCTTTTCTGTGCTTAGTGCTTTAGGTTGTTCGTCCAGATACTTCTTAGCTGATAGCCAGAAAGCAGGTTGTTTAGCAAACTGTTTATCTTCTACAGATTTATAATATTTGTTATACATCTCTGCTAGTTCTTCTGGCTTTTCTATCCATTCCTTTTCTAGTTTCATGTAATTCTTTTCGGCTGTTCCCTTAGATACCTTATTCGCTACCTTTTCCCAAAATTTTAAAAAGGAAGGTGCATAACTTACTTTGGTTTGTCTAGGGGTAGTGGTAGGGGTAGGGGTTAGGGGGGTTTTATCTAGGTTATCGCTAGGTTCGGTGCTAGGTTTTTTTGGTCTACCACCTAACTTACCATTTTCCTTTGATGCTTCCATACGCCTTGAAATATAAAGATATTCCTGTAATTGTCTTTCGTTCTGGTAGTTATCGTTCACTAAAACAAAAAACTCTTTTAGAACATTATCACAGCTTTTTTTCTCATTATCTGTAAAACAGTTAGCTATTCTGTACTGTGTATTTGCATCATTTGGTATACCTGCACATCTTTTATTCCAGTTAAAACATAAAAGCCTTATGTATATTCCTACTTCCTCATTTGTAAGGTGTTGAGTACCTGCAACAAAGTCTTCTGTGAACAGATACCACGCTTTCATTTTCTGCGTTGGTTTTGAATTTTCGTGTATAATCATTTTTTCGAACTCCAATTTAGTTTATTGTAACCCCTCTAGATGAAAACCTAAAGGGGTTTTTTGGTTTAATACCCCCAAACGTCCTTTCTAGCTTGAAGAACAGTAGGTTCTTTCCAAATCCAGTTATCGGGGTTTGGCACTAAAGTATTCCTTACGTCATCTGGGGTATCAACAGTTTTAAGGTAATTACCCATCACCTTTAGAATGTGCTTACATATTCGCATAGGCTCACCATAATCATCTAATGACATAGCAATAAATTCAGCATCCTTAGTCTTTGTTGGGTTCTTCAGATACCATAGATGTTGCGTAGCATTAGTTGCTTTTTGATAGATAGACTGTTGCATGGCATGGGAAATGCTAACTCTCTGGGGTAGGCTTTTAGACGTTTTCAAGTCGATATAAAAATCCTCTTTGGTCTTCTTATCTTCAAAATGAAAGTCGGTGTAACCCACAAAGGGTATGGTATCTATTTCTAATTCTACCTTCTTCTGGTAGGTCAATAGATTCCATGAGTAAGCGTATTTCTGAAACTCCTTAGTACCTAGATTTAAAAGTGGCACTAAGTTATTTCGTTCATCGTCTACTTTAGGGTCATTTATCCTAGAGCAATTAGTATCATATTCCGCTAACATCTTTTCTGTAGCTTCTTCTAAAGGTATTCCATTTAGAAACATATTAATGCCAGACTCGACAGACTGACCCCTTATACCAGATGCACTTGTAGGGAAATCATAACCAAATATTCTTTTTAACGCCCATCGTTCCCTATAGAAAGCGAACTCATTGAGGTGACTAAAGGATAAAGGCAACAAATCAAATTTTTCAAAATGCTCTCTCATATTTTGTCCATGTATTCTTGAGTGTGCTTTTTGTTTTCTTCAATTTGTTTTTTTAAATCAAAGCATAAATCATAAACATTACTTTCCCTGCCAAATCGAATTAAGTATTCATCAATAGCATTTATAAGCCTATCCATTACCCTTATTTCACTTGAATGTTTGGCTAAAGCGTGTTCTTTTTTTTGGTGAATAGCTTTGTCCATTTCCCACTCTAGGAAACTTTTTGAATTATCATATTCAGCCATTGTTTTGACCCTTCACAAGTTCGTATTCAGCAAAAGTTTTTTCATCGACTTTTTTCTTGTGAGTGATAATGTTGTAACCCTCTTGCCTTAGTTCAAAGATGATGGCACTTAATCTAAAAGAACCAAATTGATACAAAGCTTCTAGTGGGGTTATTTTGTTACCGATTTGAAGGTACTCTAGGATGTTTTCCTTTTGTGATTTTTTTGGCATTTCAAACTCCTTTCTATAAGTTGTGTTTCGCCAGTTCTCGTTCATTGACCACCTTAGTTCTTAGGTCATCTCTAAACGCTTTAAAGGATTCGAACCTTATTTTGGCTCTATTCCTTTTCTTTAAGGTTTCACTATATCTATTAGTAAAATCCCTAAACTTGTCATGGTTATAAATTAAACCATCTAACTCTTTCATATTCTTATACATTTTTTGTCTGGAAAATTGAAGCGTTAGTTCCGCTATTATCATTTTTTCCTCTTTTTTCATTAGTTCACAAGCGGTATCTAAATCCGCAAATATCATCCCTAATTCTTCTTGTTTGTGTGATATTTTCTGGGGGTCAAATTGTAGTGAATAAATATCGCTCATTTTATGCACTCCGAATAGGTTATCATGTACCCTATTTTGTCTTTATATGAGTCGTGATGCTTTGGATTAGCTTTTAGCCTTACTGTCTTCTGCCAGTCGTTACAAAGA